GAGATCACGTGATCTTACAGCAGACTCGATCTGCATCTTAGATTTATGAGCTACCAACATGCTGTTTTCCCAGATCCATTCGACACCTTCCATAATGCCATTAACGAATGCATCAGGAGCTGAAGGATCAGCAACGATATCAGCGGCGGTTGCTAGATGGAAATCGTCTTGTACCTCGTTGATGCCTTCCTTGTTGAGACGCAGAGATCCCATACCACGAGAAGAAACACCAAGACGCACACCAGATTCAATAAGACCCTTGGCTGTGTTACCCATTGGGGTATCAGTTAGCTTTGCCTTACCGATCCAGTTCATGCCTTCTTGACGAAGGTTTGTGATTACATGTGATACACGATCAAGATTGATCTGCGGACCATCAGGGTGACCTAGTTCACCAAGCGCGCGACCAGACTTAACGTATGCTTCGTTGTAACGTTCTACTTCCTTGGCAAGAGTCTCTACTGGGTACATACGACCATTGCGGTTCTTGATACCACCCTGAAGGAAGATACCCTCGATGTACATGTTCTTCTTCCCGTCTTCACGGGCTTCGGTAACAACGGTTACATCTTCAGTAAGTTCAGTAATTAGTTTCATGTCTCTTACCTATTGTTATATTCTGAAGTAAATGTGCCTTGCTTCTGGAGTTCTAGAAGGCAGTATGCATTCGATGAACCAACAAAGTTAACTACAAGGTTTGCAGCAGGGTTAATGTTCAGAGGCATGCCACAGCCGGCATAGTCCTTCTGACCAGTCGAATCATACGTGGCAACCAAAGTTGACCCACGAAGAACTTGAATATGACCAGTTCCGTCACAACCCCAGAAAGCTTGAGTGATATAAGCACCTGAGAATACTTCGTCGCCGATAGCTACGCAAGTTGATGTACCATTAACGTTTGTTGTTGTACTATTACCAGCCAGGACAATATTACCTGAATTGGCTGCAGATACGTGGATAACAAACGATGTGTTTTTTCTACTAGAAATAGATACGGCCATTATTCACCTCTGTGATTGATAGCAAAGTCAAGCATCTGTTCAATGCCTTCTGGCGTATCACATGCTTCTAGGAACTTTGACTTGTTGTCTTCATTGAGTTTTTCAAAGATGTTGGTCATTGTACGCTTGTGTGATTCAGATAGATCACCTAGGCGAGCTTGTAGACGCTCTTCTTTGTTGAGTGGCTTACCACCACGTTCGGCTGTCAGCTTGGCTGCAATCGCCATTACACGGCGCTTTTCAGGTGACTTGCCCTTGAACTGTGGTGCATCAGACTTCTGGAAGTCCTTGATATATGTTCCCATAGGCGACTTAGCCGATAGCTTCTCATCGAGCTCTTCGACTTCTTCCTTGGCAAGCTTGTTGATAGCCATACCAAGACCCTTGTAACGCTTCGAAGCTTTGGCGTTTAGTTTGCGTTCTGCATTATCTGGCTTTGCACCAAATTGACGCTCACCCATCTTCTTACCAGCAAGATAGTCAGAACGGCTTAGATCGTCCTTAGCTTTCTGTGCATACGAACCCATTGTTGCCTTCGATAGTTCATCAATCTGTTCGGCTTCCTCAGCAACCTTCTTCTTCGAACGTAAAAGTTTGAAGTCGTGAGCATCGACCTTGCCATTCTTGTTGGCATCAATCTTGTGCTGATCACCCTTAAGAGCTTCGTATACCTTCTCATCTTCGCCAGGGTTATAACCCTTGCGGTCCTTGCGGCGGTCGATGGTTTTGGTGCTGCCCTTAAAGACATCGTCGCCATTGCCGTTACGGTCAGGATTCTTGGCAGTTACGTGCTTGTCGATAAACTTCTGTTCATCTGCAGACTTAACCTTTAAGTAACCTTCCAGAAAATCCTTAAGCGTCTTCGCCATCGTCGTCCTGTCCTTCTAAATCTGAGTCATCAAAGTCTAAATCGTCGTCGTCCAGGTCTAGATCATCAACGTCGTCGAACTCGTCATCTTCGATGTCATCATCGAGATCGTCATCGAGATCGTCATCGAGATCGTCGTCCTGATCTTCTGGTTCTAATTCTTCTTCAGAAGCGTAGATACCCTGTGCAACACTAGCGCGCATGGCATCAATAGATTCTGCAGCTTTTTGGCCCATGATGTCGTCAAAGACAGATGCGAACTGAGTTGGCTTCTGTCCTAGAGCTGTATCGATTAGATCGTCAATTGTTGGCATAACTTTTCTCCATATTCTTTTTATTTATAATCAAGCCGGTTTCTTCACCACATCAGGAACCTTAGGACCGAAGTCTGCATCCTTAGGTGGTTGTACCTCTTGTTGAGGAGAAGGAGGGTTTCCTGCATCACCTTCAGGTTGCATACCAGTTCCAGGCATTGGCTGACCGTCTGGTCCGATCTCTGGTTGGTTATACTGTGGATTATCAACTTCCTGTGCAATCTGCTCGTCAATTTCCTTCATGTCCTCTTCAGTCTGATAGAGAACATTACGACGAATCCACTCATGAGAGAAGTACTTGCCAGTATAGTCATCAACATCACGGAGCATCGATACACGATCACGAAGAATCTCAGTGTTACGAAGTTCTGCAAAGTGGTTATCTTCGGCATACTCAAACTTGAAGTTTGCCTTGAACTCGGCCCAATCTTCAGATGTAATAACACCCTTAAGGATCAGTTGCTTCTCAAGAATTCTGACAAACAGGTCAGAGAATCTCATTCTTAGACGTGTAATAAACTTAGCGAACTTGACCTCGTCACGTGTAATCTCTGTAGCACGGCCGAAGCTGTACTGTGCAGATGGATCCATACGACCGATAGGAACGTTCAATGACTTATAGAGTTTGTTCTGGAAGTACGTTACGTCATCCATCTGACCAAGGTTCTGCCCGCCCGGGAGGGTAGTGATCTCTGTTCCCTTACCGCCTTCACGACGTGGCAGCCAGAAATCTTCAAGCATAGTCATATGCTTGCGGTCATCACGGATCTCACCAGTCGATGAGTCGTATACGACCTTGTTCTTGAAACGGGTCATGACATCACGAAGATACTGTTCAGCCTTCGGCTTAGGAAGGTTACCGACATCGATGTAGAAGATACGACGTTCAGGTGCACGTGAGATACGATAGATGACTAGTGAGTCTTCCATCGCCTTCAGCATATTAAGTGGTTTGATAGCTTTTTGCAGGTAACCGATGACTAGGTCACCGTTGACGTTTACCAGGCCAGATGATACATTGACGATGGAGTCGACAGCAATCTTAAGACCCTGGGCTCCGGTATCCTGGAAAGGTGCTACGTTATTAGGAACGCCTGCAGTCTTCGAGAATCCCTTCTCGTTATAGATGTAGAACTCTTCACCAGTCTGTGGAACGGTAAGGTTCGATTGATTAGAGATTCTTCTCTTCTTCTGTGTACGGACTTTACGAATCTTGCGTGGATCAATATAGCGAAGCTCTTTGATACCTTCGCGTGGATTCTGTTCATCGATCATTGCATGGTACAATAGTCGACCGTCTACATACCACTTCTTAAAGATCTCGTATGCATGCTGATTAAACTCAAGAAGGTCGACGATATTGTCAAACTCTTCCAAGATCAGCTTCTTAATCTTGTCAGGTTGTTCTAGATCATCTAGATTAAGGCTGATGATCTCTTTCTTAGGATCAGCAACGATAGCTTCATTGACAATGTCGTCAATAGCCATCTCAACCTCAGGATGCATCGCAATCTCGCGATACTTATTAACTAACTCAGCTTCTGTTCTAACTGCACCGTCAAGATCAACGAATGTACCATAGACACCGCCTTCGGCCACAACCATTGCACCATCATCTGCTGCCTTGGGTGTAAACGAAGGAATGTCGAGTGGTTCGACCTTTCTCTTGATTTCAAAACCAAATAATTCTGCCATGTGGACTCCAGTTTAAATAACGAAAAAAGTAAGGGGAGTGGTTACCCCTTACTTATATTAGCGTCCGCCAGCACTACCGGTTGAACTCTGTCCAACTGTCCAGTAGTCGTATTGGAATGTGACTTGGAACGATTCAATCTGATCTGTTGTCGACCAATCAAGATCGATTGGTGTAATATTGCTTGGGAAAATACCGTTGAATTCGTATGCACGAATCTTCGAACCGTCCTTAGCATACTGTGTAACAGTTGCAGTTGACTTATAACGATTGATATCACGAACGTTACGCTCAAGACGATTGATCTTGTTTGACCATTCTTCCATTGCGTTACGAATCAAGAAGTCTTCATCGTTAATGATGTTTACTGTCCATTCACCGAATGTACGATCCCCGGCCAGCTTCATCTGACGGCCGAAATAGAACACTGGAATGATGCCTAGATCCGATGATGGGATCTGAGCGGCCTGAACCATAAATGGGGTTTTAAGATCAGCCGTAGCATTCGCAGGGTTTAGAATTTGTACCTGGAATAGATTCTGTCTTGCACCACCATAAACGAGTTGGCTTCTCATTTCGTTGATATTAAAAGCCATTGTGCTTTCCTCCTAGTTTCTCTTATTTATTAGAACTGGCCAACGACTTCGGTGAATTCTACACCTGAGCGAACAGCCACAAAGTTCAACTGGATGAAGTTGATGCTCTTGGCTGGCTTGACATAGATGTCTCCAACGAAACGGTTAGAATCGATAACTTCAGCAGTATTGTTTGTTTCATCGCAAACAACACGGAAGTCATAGATGCCACGGCGACCTTGTACATCACGGAGGAATGGCTCAACAAGATTGCGGAACTGCGCGCGAGTAAACTCGTCATTGAACTCGAACAGTGTTGAGTTCGATGCGTTCGCAATAGTCTTTTCTAGGACGATGAACAGACGACGTACGTTGATACGGTCGAATGCGCTGTTACGTCCGAGTGCTGTCTTATCACCATAAAGGACTGTACCTTGACCTGGGAATGTGACAACAGGATTGATATCATTCTTATAAAGAAGATCGCGATCTGTCTTGCTTGGATTGTATGCAAGCTTGACAAGGTTCTTGATCTGACCACGTGAGAAGCCAGCTGGTGAGAACCATGGATCACGAAGACTATCAGAACGTGCTGTCAGGCCAGCGATATCGCCGTTCAGTGGGGTGTAACGGTATACGTCGTTGTACTTATCGTACTGGTACTTGTAACCAGAGTCAAGCACGGCATATGAAGAGTTACGGAATGACTGACGGAAAGTGACAATGTTCGAAGCTTGACTACCTTCTACACCAGCACCAACAACATCTGCCTTATCAGGAGATACGAATACAACACAGTCCTTACGAACTTCAGCAATATTGTCTACCAGATAGTTAGCAAGCTGTTCGCCGTTTGTACCACCAGTTGCTTTACCAGCAAGAACCAGTGAAAGATCTACCGAAGAAGCATCAGCAAATAGGTCGTATGCATTTGCAAGAGCAGATACACCAGCGCTAGACTCTGTTACACCATCACGACCGCCGATAAACGACTTGGCATAAGGAACCGTTGCAGTTGAAGTAGCAATAGCATCAGCAGTAGTTGTTGAAGCACCTGTACGATCGGCCGTTGCCCATACGTAACGAGAATTATCGTTAACAACTGTCTTATAGAAGTTTGTTGTACCATCATCGTTCTTTGCATCAGTTGCACGTGAAAGATTCTGATATACTTCTAGAACCGTACCTGGTGTTCCTGAAAACTTACCATCTTCATCAACAACAACCACACTAATCTGATCGACTGCAGTTGAACCAAGAGCTGTTAGTTCATCTGATGTGCCAGGAGCGATAGATACAGTATTATAGAATTCCCACTTGCGTGAAATGGTATTCGATGATACATTAGCCGAACGGTTCCATGTATCTTCAAATGTGATTGGGAAGTAAGCAACAGATGATGCATCATCTGATGTAATAGCTGGAAGCGACTTAATCTTAAGTACTTGAGTACCGATTGTGCTATTACCTAGTTCGATGTAATCACCAATAGAAAGTTGCTGAAGAATCGTATTAGCAGCTGTCTTTGTTTCGGCATAAGTCAGGTTACCGCCGCCAACGCCTGGTTCAATCCAAGTGAGAACAACGTTAGCAACTGTAGAGTTAACCGAAATGCTGATAGCAGCATTTGATAGTTGGTCTAGTTTTGTTGCAACACCGACAGATGAATTGCTGAACATGTCGATTGACTTGCTGTACTGATTTACAGAATCAACAACAGAAACCTTTAGAGAGTTGCCAAGTTCACCAGGATAACGAGCAACAAACTCAGAACCGGTAAATGAAGCATTTGAAGCACCCTTGTTTTCAAAGTCTTCTGCATTCTTTACAATATTAGATGCAAGTGCAATGTTAGTACTATTTGCAACAGCATTGAATGTCAGTGTATTAGCAAAGAAGTTAAGGTATGCATCATCTGACGTTGTAGCGTTAGCTGTAAGAGTTACAGCAAGTGCGGTCGAGTTGGCAGTTACAGACGATACAAATGTATCTGCTGGGATGCCGGCACCAAATACTGCTTGCCCAGCTTCAACACCATGTGTGTTACCTGTCAGGATAACAGTTGAATTGCTGTTTAAATTTGCAGATGCTGCTGCGACGGTGTTCGAGAACCCAGTCGTAATAGCTGCACGCGAAACATAAAGGGCATTACCATATGATAGGAAGTTGGCCGCCGTAAAGAATGTTTCATAGTTGTTGTTAGTTGGTTTGCCGTAACTGCTAACCAGAGTATTTTCTGAATCTACCAGAATGAACTTACCGACAGGACCCCAACGAAACACACCACCAATAGCACCAGTAGTGGTAGCTAAAGCTGGTACGGTTGTTGTAAGATCAATCTCGGAAACGTTAATTCCAGGGCTGACTTGAAACGCCATTGTAATCTCCCTTAATCGAAGGTGTTTAACCAGTTACTTTTGCTTTTATTTATAATTTGCCCAGATTACGCAAAAAGACCCTTGAATTCTGGATTCCACTGTTGAGACATGTCGACAACCTCTATTGTATCAGGATCATGTAGTTCGTGACCATTATCCATGAAGAACGAGAACATCTCATTGTCTAGATCCTCATCACTTCTGTTTCTCAGTCTCAGAAGTGTGTTGATGTCAGTTAGATCCTTGAAGTACTGTTGGTTTGACATCCATGCAAATAAAACCAATGCCATGACAAGGTCGTCATGTGCGCCTGGTTCTGCTTCATAAGAAGCATTCTTCTTAGAGAATCTGGATAGTTCATAGATGGTATCATGGTCGTTGATAATTAACTGATACTGTTCAATGAGAAGCTTAAGCAAAGAACATCCGACCGTCTTAGTGACTGCAGTCTGTTTTAACCCACGTTCTGCTTTGTTATTAAAACCAGCAGAAATTCTTTTGCCCTTCGGGCCTGCCTTCTCAGTAAAGATCAGGTTATCTGACTCGTAGTCGATGTATAATGCATCAGCCACAGTCTGGCCAATATCATTAATTTCGACCAAGATCGTAGCATTATTATATTGCAATGATGTCTGATGGATCGTCTGGGTGAACTCAGCCGGAGGAGTAACGTTACTCTTGTAGACACATACCTGATTATACGGCATCTGTGTAACATCAATCACCTGGAATGCAGAGTAGTCAAGGCCCTTGCCATGGGACACGTCACACGTCATAACATACCGATGATCTTTCTCAGGAAGAACATATGTGGTCAGGCCGTCAGTCGATGATAATGGGCGTAATGCAGTCAGTGTCTTAAGTACGGCACCAGAGATCAGTGTACCAGATGATCCAAGCCATGCACACTCAAATTCTTGTGCAAACTTCTCGTAATCAAAGTCCATAGCGCCGAGTGTTTCTTGCTTCCACTTATCGTCACGGCCAGGAACCATCTGCCAAGGAACCTCGACATACTGATAACCGTTGGTGCCTTCCTTGGCGCCGGTGCAGGTCTTGTAGAAGTGATTCAGTCCGTTCGGGGTGGAGGTGAATAAGATCTTGGTGGTTTCGCCAGACGAAATGGTCGGAAAGACGGAAGCGAAGAACTCGTCCCAGTTCTCAACAAACGCAGCTTCGTCAATATACAATAGCGAGATGGACTTACCACGAATGGCCGACGAACTTGTAGCGGCGGCAATAACTTTACAGCCATTCTCAAGTTCAATAGATCCTTTGTTCCACTCGACAACACCTTGCTGCAACCAGTCAGGAAGGGATTCGTATGATAACTTTACACGATCTAAGATTTCTCTGGCCGCATCACCTTTATTGGCAAGAAGCGCTACGGTCTTGTGCTCATTAAAGAGAATATAGTGTAATATAACCGCAGCAGCCGTAGTAGTCTTACCAGCCTGGCGACTGGTGACCACCGTGACACGACGGTTATTAGTGAGTTTATTAATGATTTCTTTTTGATAGTCATAAAGTACAATCGGAATTAGTCCACGGTCAACATGGACGATTTTAATATAACGTTCAGCAAAGTAAATCGGGTCGTCGGCACATCTAAGCCACTCTTCGACCTGCTCTGCAGTCCATTCAATCTTTTTTCTGGCCTTCTTGAGAAGAGGATTACCGTTGTATCCCTTGTCAAAAGCCTTTTTAAGCTTATCTACTACTGACATTATTCGCTGTTGTTTCTTCTCTGATCGATCATCTTCTGTAGTTCTGCAGTCGATCCGACAAAGAGATTGTTAGTTACCTGTTGGTTATTTGCCTCTGGTTCTACTTCAAGAAGTTTCTTCTTCTTGGCCTGAAGATCAAGAAGATCTTTATTAGCACCGACAAGTGTGTTCATCATGGTCGAGAGAACTTCGTATGCTCTAGGATGTTGTGACTGTCTAGCTACATCCATCAAATCAAACAAAGCTTCTTGCCCCTTCTCAATGACGTCCATCAGATTCTCACGGGCATAGTCAAAGTCATTCTGTATAGTAGGATCTTCTGGTCTATCTTGGACCATAGGAAGATACTGTCTATCAGCGTCTGGCTGGATATTTAAAATACTATTTAGCTTTTTCATTATACATTACTTTCGAACTCATGAATAAATCCATAGTTATCATCTGCATTAATTAGTTGCCAGTCTATAGACTCGGCAGAGTTTGATGTCGGAGTTCCGTTGGCGGTTAGGCCAGGATAGACATGTACAGTCTCTGCGGCTGCCGTGTTTGTTGTATTTGCAGTGGATACGTTTGATGTCGGACGAATGTTAACATCAATATACTTGATGATACCACCATCGGATCCGTCCCCAGCACCAATTCTCTTATTTGGTCCAAATACATAACCCTTCATCGTAAAGTTCAGAGTCCAGATAATAGCACGACGAGTTTCAAAGTTTCCTTCGTATGTGTCTTCACATGAGATATCATTAAGGATGATAGGAATATCCCATGGATCATCCTCCATAGATGGGATCAAATGGATAGATGCTGTCCACTCTGGTGTAAAGTAAGGCAGAATCTGTTCTACGATCTTGGTTCCATCTTCAGCATTCTTTACAAGGACTGATAGTTGGAATTGGATATTATACGGGACCGGCTGATACTGATACTTATTGTTTTTAACCTTACGATTAAGTGTATTAAGTTTACGATCCGGATCATACTGGAATGTTGTCATCTCAAACGAGATACGTGGAACGGTCATGGCGACAGGCGTGTAGCCGTCTGGATTGCCTTCTAAACGAGCCAGATACTTTTCCTTAGGACCATATGATAATGGAACCTTAAGTGTCTGGACTGACTCACCGTTGTTATCTTCACGTGTGATGTATATGTTGTTGAATACAGTTCCAAAAAGGATAACGTATTTTCTTAATATACCATGGCTATATGTTGTACCAAACATTAGACGCTACCCTCACTAAATGGATCGATCTGAGTCCAGTCAAGGATGCTCTCGCCCTCGGTCTGGAATTCTGTATTGTCCTCGTACGTATCCCCGGCTTGTGTTTCAAAGTTATAACTTGACTGAATAATATCGTATCCATCGTTATCAGTAATAAAGAATTTATCGTTCGTGATCATAGAATACAAACTCATATTTACACTATGATCGCGTTCGATATCGTCGATTACTTTAATACCGGTTTGTAGTCGCTCTGAACTATACTCGAACATTTCACATACCAGATCATACATCTGGATGGAACCCATTTGATAAAAGATCGGTTGAAGGTTAACAAACTTAACCTGCAGAAGACGATTAGCCATAGGAAGCCATACTAAATCGCCTTCTTGTGGTCGATCTAGCATTGCATATTGGCCAATCTCATTATTGAAGTTACGAACAGAGACCGTAAAAGTAACTTGATCACGAATTTCGAGATTAAACTTAGATAGGAACGAACCATCGCCTTCATACGAGTCGTAGTTCTTAATATACATGTCTATTTCATAACTACTATCGTAGATCGACAGTGTATCTGCGCCGTAAATATCATCTTTAGCAATGATCTGTCTTGGGCAGTAGAAAACATCATGACCATAGATCTTAATAGACTCCATGACTAGGTTTTCTATCAGGATCTGTTCCTGACTATTATCAAAGTTATTAAAATAGAAGTTAGTCGACAATGGAT